AGTACATTTTTACGAGCGTTTAATTAAAAGTTTGCCCTATTGACCGTCTAAGGATTTTTTGCTATGGGAGGAATTGCGGCGGTACCAGGACGCGGCCGCAAGGCTGATCCGAGAAAATCGAAAAATAAAAATATCAACGTGCCCGAATTTAGCGAAGTGGTCGATATTGAGCCGCCAGAATACATGAGCGATTTAGAATTTGCGCCGATGATTTGGCGGTCCATCGTTCCTGAATTACTTGAAAACGAATTGCTTAGAATTACAGATATGCACAACGTCGAAGTTTTTTGCATGGCCTACGACACTTATCGTAAAAGCCAAAAGGAGCTTGCGACACAAGGCGTTACCGTTATGGGTGCGTCAGGCAGTCCAATTAAAAATCCAGCATTAACCGCACTCAACGAGGCAGCAAGACAGATGGCAACTTTTGGAAGCTTACTAGGATTAGATCCGTCATCTCGTCAACGCTTAACAGGTGCTGGTGATAAAAATCAAACCAACCCATTTGCAGGTGTTCTAAATATGTGACGGATGCTCAAGCGAGATAAATATGGTCGATTATCCTAATGTTGATATCGCCAATAAGTGGGCCCGAGCAGTTGTCAAAGGCAAAGTTCCAGCATGTAAATGGGTTGTTCTGGCTTGCCAACGTCACTTGGACGACTTAAAAGCATCAAAAAAACGCGACTATCCATATAAATTTGACCCAAAAGCCGCCGAAAAAAAGATACTTTTTGTCGAATTGCTGCCTCATACAAAAGGTGAGTGGGCCTTAAAGCGCTTAAAAATTCAGCTTGAGCCGTGGCAAAAATTTGGTATCGCGGTAACGTTTGGTTGGATGCGCAAAAAAGATGGCTACCGCCGCTTTCGTGAGTCCTATTGGGAGGTGCCACGTAAGAATGGTAAGTCAGCAATCGCCGCAGGCGTCGCTCTTAATATGTTTGCCAATGATGGTGAGTTTGGTAGTGAGGTTTATTCAGGCGCGACAACTGAGAAGCAAGCGTGGGAAGTTTTTAAGCCGGCACGTTTGATGGTATTGCGTTCACCCGCTTTGGTGCAAGCAACTGGCATACAGATTAATGCCGCCAGTCTCGAGCGCCCTGATGATGGCTCTTTGTTTGAACCAATTATCGGTGACCCGCCAGATGGTCAGTCACCACATTGCGCCATCGTCGATGAATATCATGAGCATCCTGATAGCCGTCTTTATGACACCATGCAAACGGGTATGGGTGCACGCCGCCAACCGATGATGTTTGTCATTACGACAGCCGGTCATAATATTGAGGGCCCATGTTATGAGCTGCGCAGTCGTGTGCAAGACATGCTGCTTGGTAATGTGCCTGATGATGAGTTGTTTGGCTGGATTTGGAGTATCGATGACGGGGATGATTGGACCGACCCAAACGTCCTAATCAAAGCCAACCCAAATTATGACGTATCTGTATATGCTGACTTCTTAGCATCACAGCAAACCAAAGCTATCAATAACGCAAGCCGTCAAAACTCTTTTAAGACCAAGCATCTAAACGTTTGGGTATCAGCAAAATCAGCTTTCTTTAACATGGAGCATTGGCGCGCGTGTGCTGATGACACACTAAGTATTGATGATTTTTCAACCACGCCTTGTGTGATGCCGATTGATTTGGCGTCAAAAATTGATATTGCCGCGCGCATTAATCTGTTTTATCGACACGAAGACGATGGCAAGCTTCATTACTACTGCTTGGCGCCATGGTTTTATTTACCAGAAGACACGGTTTATAAGGGTGATGAGAAGCAAGCGGTTGAGCGGTACCAAAAGTGGATGAATCAAGGGCTGCTTGAAGTGCACGATGGTGCTGAAAACGACCTGAATGCTATCGCTGAAGACTTGGTTTCTGATGCGGGAAACTTTCCATTAACCGAAGTGCCTTACGATGAATGGGGTGGTTTCCAAGTTGCCGCTACTATTGAAGCGGCAGGCTATGATGCGGTGAAGATTCCTAAGACGGTTAAGTCTTTCTCTCCAGCAATGCGTGAGCTTGAAGCGGCGATGAAAGGCGGACGGTTTCATCATGACGGTCACCCAGTCCTATCTTGGATGATTGGCAACGTTGTATCACGCGAAGATGCCAACAACAACGTGTTCCCGAGAAAAGAAACCAATTACAAAAAAATTGATGGTGCTGTTGCTCTATTAATGGGTATCAGTCGCGCCATGGTATTGGCTGGCGATGGTGGCAGCGATAATGGCTTCTACGATGATCCAATCATAATCGGTGTTTAATATTTAAGGGATTCAATGTGCGTAATCTAATCAAGCCCAAGCGTTTTGCAAAAGCTGCAAAAGCCGCCATTAGTTTTTTAGGCTTGGATGGACATCTGAGTCTAACGCCTAGTGATAATGTGACAACCAGAACAGCCAGTGGCAAAAACGTCACTGTGGATAGTGCCTTGCAGCTTAGTACTGTGTTTTCGTGCGTGCGCTTGGTATCCGAGACGGTTTCAACATTGCCATTAAAGGTTTATGAAACCAAAGCCGATGGCAGTCGTGTGGTGGCAAAGCAGCATCCTTTATATGATTTGTTGTGCCGGTCGCCTAATTATGAGATGACGCCTGCACGATTCATGCAAATGATTGTGGCAAGCCTACTGCTTTGGGGTAATGCTTATGTTGAGATTAAGCGCAATATTAAGGGCAATCGAATTATCTCGCTTGAGCCGCTATTGCCGCAGCATGTCAGCGTGACCCGCAATAAAAACAATCAGCTGCTGCAGTATCACTACACAGATGAAGGTACACGCCGCGAAATTAATCACAAAGATGTTATGCATATTCGCGCGTTTGGCGTTGATGGCGTGATGGGTATCTTTACCATTAATAAGGGCCGTGAGACTTTTGCGACGGCTGCATCTGCTGAGCATGCCGCTGGCAAGTTCTTTGAAAACGGACTGCAAACATCAGGGTTTTTGACCACTGACCAAAAGCTAACCACTGAGCAACGTAACAAACTGCATACCCATATCAGTAAGTTTATGGGCAGTAGCAATGCTGGCAAGACGATGGTGCTTGAGCATGGCATGCAATATAACGGCGTGACCATGAACCCAGAAGCGGCGCAGATGTTAGAAACGCGCTCTTTTGAGATTGAGGAAATCTGCCGATGGTTCCGCGTATCGCCCATTATGATTGGCCACTTTGACAAGCAAAGCAGCTGGGCCGCTTCCGCTGAAGCCCAAGATTTACACTTTTTGAAGTACACATTTAGACCGCTGCTGGTCAATATTGAGCAAGAGATTCTACGTTGTCTTATCGGCAAAATTGATAGCGACAAGTATTACGTTGAGTTTAACGTCGAAGGCTTGCTACGAGCTGACAGTAAGACGCGCTCTGAATATTATTCATCTGGTCTAAATAACGGTTGGATAAACCGTGATGAGGTCCGGTCTAAAGAAAATATGCCGCCGATTGAAGGTGGTGATAAATACACAATTCAATCAGCACTTATCCCGCTTGATAAGGTGGGCACAAACTATAGTGGAGTTACCAAAGATGAGCAAGCGAACAATGATGCCAAAAGCTGATTTTGAAGCAGCGCATGATGTAAAGATGCCGCTTGCTTTGGATCGATGGAATCCAGACATTAAAGCGTCAGACGATGACTCTGAAAACGTTATCAATATCTTAGAAGTTATCGGCTATGACTGGTGGACCGATGGCGGTATCACCGGCAAGTCTATCAGCGCGCAGCTCAAAAGATTTAACGGTGCAGATATTGTCGTTAATATTAACTCCCCTGGCGGTGATGTATTTGAAGGCTTGGCAATCTACAACATGCTGCGCGAATATGCCGGTCATGTGACAGTCAGAGTGCTTGGTATGGCCGCAAGCGCCGCATCATTTATCGCGATGGCTGCTGATGAAGTTAAGATTGCGCGTGCTGGCTTCTTCATGATTCACAATGCGTGGACTGGTGTTGGCGGCAATCGTAACGATATGCGCGAAGTGGCTGACTTCTTGGAACAAATCGATAGCACCATCGCTGATATCTATCATGTCAAAAGCGGTATGGATGCGACCGAATTGTCATCGCAAATGGACAAGGAAACTTGGATTAACGGTAAGACAGCGGTTGAGACAGGCATGGCTGATAGCTTCTTGGACTCTGACGTGATTGCCGAACAAACCAATAATACTGCCAAAGAGCGCATCGCAGCTCATAAACTAGATTTAATCATGGCGCAGGCGGGCATGTCTCGTAAAGAGCGCCGTGGGCTTGTAAAAGATTTAAAGAGTACGCCTAGCGCTACTCGAACAGATGCTACGCAAAACGCTGGCGTTGACTTAACGGGCTTGATTGACGGTCTGCAAAACGCGATTGACTCAATCAAACTGCAATAAACACACTCAATCATTCACCTCGCTGTCTATATGGCGGCTTTTTTTTGTGAGAAAAATTATGGATCCTGAAGATATCAAAAAAGACGACGTAGCTAATCAGCTAAAGCTGGTCAATGCTAGCGTCAAAGAGCTGACTGAAAAAGCGCTGCCGGCAGCCGAAAATGCTTTGAAAGAAGCAAAGAAAGCGGGTGACCTGTCAGAGAAAACCAAAAATGATGTGGATAAGTTGCTTACCGACTTAAATACTCAGCGTGACCTACAGAACCAACTAGCAACCCAATTGGGCGAAGCTGAGCAGATGTTTGCGCGCCTTGGTAATAATGGCAGTCAAGCGCCGGCACGCAATCGTGCAGGTGATTTGGTTATTGTTGATGAAGCAATGATTGAATTTAGTAAAAATGTCTCCGCTGGTCGCCGCTTGGCAATCGACATGCCGCGTAACGCGCTGACTTCATTCGCTGTGAATCCAGTTGATGGTAGCACCAAGATTATCACCAATCCAAATCAGCGCTTAACGGTTCGTGATTTATTGGCACCTGGTGATACTGAATCAAATGCCGTGGCATACCTGCGTGAGATGCTATTCACTAACGCCGCTGCACCGGTCGCTGAAAATACGACCAAGCCTTATTCAGAAATCACGTTTGAAGAAGTGCTATCTGGTGTCAAAACCATTGCTCACTTGATGAAAGTCGCCAAACAGACGCTTGATGACTTGCCGCAGCTGCGTAGCATTATTAATGGCCGTTTGCTTAACGGCTTGAAGCGTGTGGAAGATACTCAGCTGCTATTTGGTAGTGGTGTGGGTAACAACTTGCACGGTATTTATACGCAAGCGACTGCTTTTGCTAATCCTAGTACTAAGACCACGCCTTCAAACAGCTTGGACGTGATGCGTTTGGCAATGCTGCAGGTCACCTTGGCAGAACTGTCAGCCACTGGTCACGTCATGCACGATATTGATTGGACTGATATTGAGCTGATTAAAGATGCGAATACCAAAGGCTACTTATTCAGTAATCCGTTCGGTACGTTAGAAGCGCGCCTATGGGGTCTGCCAGTTGCTCAGACTAATCAGGCGGGTATGCTTGATAACTTCTTGACGGGCTCGTTTGCAGATGCCGCGCAAATCTTTGATCGTGAAGATGCCAACGTCGTCGTCTCTACTGAGAACGCCGACGACTTTGAGAAAAACATGGTCTCAATTCGTGCTGAAGAACGCTTGGCATTGGCCGTATATCGTCCGCAGGCATTCGTTAAAGGTTCGCTAACTGTCGGACCATAATTTTAAAAACTATCGTTAATAACACAAAAAACGAAACTCGTATCGCGGGTTTCGTTTTTTTATTAAGCCAAAGCCAATTTATTAAGTTGTTTTTGCCTTACTAAAAGGAGCAGGTCATGAAAGTTAAATTTAAAGATGTTATTTGCATGGGCAATCAGACATATACCGCTGGTGAAGTCGGTGAGTTTACCGATATCACAGGTCAACAACTGATTGATAAAGGCTATGCCGAAGCGGCTGCTGAGAAAAAAGCTGATGATGACGCTAAGGCTAAAGCGGCTGCTGAAAAAGCCGAGAAAGAAGCTGCTGCGAAAGCTGAAAAAGAGGCTAAGGCGAAAGAAGCCGCTGCCAATACAAAGAAATAAGGCTGAAGGATAGCCTGCTAAATAAGCTGAGTAATCATTATGCGAATTAAAACTCTTAGATTCATGATGGTAGATCGTACCGTGACGCCACGCGATACCATCATTGAAGTCGATAAAGCCCAAGGCGTGCAACTGGTTGAAAAAGGTCACGCTGTCGAAATTGAAACGCCTCAAGCCGTGGTTGTAAAAGCGGAAGCGGCCAAAACCAAAGTATCAAAACCAACTGAAGTAAAAGATAAGGCAGATTAACCATGGTCACACTTGAGCAGGTCAAGTATCAATGCCGTATTGATCATGATGATGAAGATGCGCTACTGACTGGTTATATGGCCTCCGCTCGAGACCATGTGCAAATGCACCTTGACCGGACTATTTACGAAGTCGCGGTACCAAGTGACGACCCTAATGGCGTGATAGACAATCCGTCTATTGACCAAGCGACATTGATGCTGATTGGCCATTGGTATGCACACCGCGAATCTGTGTCTGAAACATCAATGAATGAGGTGCCGATGGGCGTTACAAGTTTGCTCACACCTTATCGAAACCTAGGAATCTAACAATGACCTGCAAAGGATGTGAGGCCCGCCGTGAGTGGATTAAACAAAGAACCGACGAAGCCAGAAAACGAGCAAAGCAGCTTATTGCCAAGCTTAATAACGCTGGTGACGAAGCTGGTCGAACAAAATAACGTACTGATTGAGCAGTCGGCTGAAAAAGAGCAGGTGATATTACGATTGCTTGATCAGCATGATGAGATATTAAACGAGCTTATCGAACAGCAAGAAGATGACGATGAGCAAACAGGATCTACCTTTTTAGATATGGATGACTGATATGGCATTGCAAGCTGGCGAGCTACGACATCGCGTCACAGTCCAAAGCTATGTCAGTGGCGGACGAGATGATGATGGTTATGATTTTCCATCGCAATGGCTGGACTTCAAAAAGGTATATGCAAAGATAACGCCGCTATCGACTAAGGATTTGCTTAGTGCACAAGCGGCAGATTCAGAGATTACCGCTCGAATGAAAGTCCGGTATCGCACTGGTCTTGATATTGATACGACCATGCGCGTTCTTTGGAAGGGCCGTATTTTTGCTATAGACAGTCAAGGGCTTGATGATAGCGATACTGGTGTGGAGTTCACAACCTTTAATCTGAATGGCGGTATTGAGCAGTTTAAGGATTAATCATGGCAAACGAAATCACCGGACTTGATGAGGTGCAAGAAAAGCTGCGGCAGCTTGGTAATGCTCGCAAAGCCAAGAACGCTGCAACTCGCTCATCACGTAAAGCCATGAATATCGTCAAAAAAGCCGCTGTGCAGAATGCTAAGGCGCTGGATGATAAGGATAGTCCTGAACGCATCTGGAAGAATATCATCACTAAGGCAGGCAAGACTAAGGGCGTCGATAACGTTGTGATGAAAGTTGGCGTCAAAGGCGGTGCTAGAAAGTATGGCGCCAATGCAGACAATAGGCGGGCAGGTCGAGTAGGCCGTAGATATCAAACACAAGGCGATAAGAAAAACCCCGGCGGCGATACTTGGTACTGGCGTTTCCCTGAATTTGGTACGGCGCATCAGTCAGCAACCCCGTTCTTGCGACCGGCACTGAATAATAATACGGATGCCGTGCAAGCTGAATTTGCCAGAGCTTATAAAGAAGAGCTCGACAAGGAGATTGCCAAATTAT